GATTCTTTAGGACACGCACAGTAGTGGTGTTTCGTGTAATCATGTCATCAGCCTGTCCATCACGTTCCAAACCTAACACTATATCACTAAGCTGTGCGATAGACGCACTACCGCGCAATTGTGATAAGGACGTTGCTGCGCCTTCCTCGTGTCCCTTGCTCTCAGGTCTACGCAAATGACTAACGACAAACAACGCTATACCTGTTTCCTGCACAAGCATCCTCAGCTTGGTCATAATCTCATCTAAAGCCTTGCGCTCGTCTAAGTTAGCCTGCGCCGACACAACAATAGAGACGTGATCTAAGAAGATATAAGCACAGTCTAAAGCCTTCGCCATGTAACGCACACGACCTACGATGTTATCGACGTCAGTCGAGCCGAAGTGGTCTAACAAGTACAAGCGTTCTGTGCCTAGTGTTAGATCAAAGGCGCTTCTACGCTCTTCTTCTGTGCTCGTGGTCGTCGGTAAATGCAGCTGCTTATTAGCCGCTAGCGACATAAGAGACAAGCCTGTTTTTCGTATACTTTCCTCTAAGAAGAGTAGCCCAATGTTATGCGTTGATTGTTGCAACACTGCCCAAACAACTTCACGAACGAATTGAGACTTGCCTAAACCGCTACCCGCCGTCACTGTGACAAGCTCAGCCGGACGGATGCCATAGGTGAGTGCGTTAATTCCTTTAAAAGGATACTTAACCTCGGCAACCTCCATAGGCGTGTTTACTTCATCCCATAAAGAAGAGGCCAGTATGATGCCGTCTGGTACGTACTTTTCAGCCTTCCAGAAAGCATCGTTAAACAACTGAGGCTTATTATCTGCAAGGTAGTCACAGGCGTCCTTATAGCCTCCAAGGTGCTTAATTATCTTAGCCTTACCGCCAAACAGCTGACCAACCTCGTCCGCAGCTTTCAAGCCTTGCTCGTCGGCGTCAAAACAAATAATAATAGTCTCGAAACTATCAAGCCATTCGTAGTTAGTCTTACAGTCCTTTAGGGCACTTCCCGCGCCGTTTCTGATACTCACAACTGGATACTTGCTACCCATCATCTGAAAAGCCGCTAGAGCGTCATACTCGCCCTCAGTGAGGGTAACGTATTTGCCGCCTTTAGGGTAAAGCTGCTGCCCAAACAACCCGCCTATGCTCCAATCGCCACTGGTTTGGAAACGTTTATCAGGATAACGAACCTTAGCCGCTACAGGCGACGTAGGCTCTAAAACATTGTAATAAGGATAAATAACCTGCCCATTTTTAATAACAACCCCATAGCTTTTCATCGTAGCCACGCTCAGGCCGCGCTCAGGGACGCCTGTGAAGTCCTGAGTAGCCAGTAGGGCGAGAGTAGCGTCAAACCCTTCGCTGCCTGTCAGCGCCTTCTCTGGCACTCTAACGGCTATCTCTGACCCTTTAGAGTCTGGCGGTGTGTAGACGTGACACGAAAAACAGTATTTTGAGTCGTCGTCGTTAAGTATTGCAGCGTCTGAACTATCACACAGACTGCAAGCGAGTCGAGTTTCTTTGTATTTACTCATAGATGCCCCTCGTATTCCATAATCTCTAGAAACTGTACACACAGAAACGGCAATAATAACTCAAATCCGTGCACGATTAAAGTAACCTCGTCACCGTCTTCGTCGTGCTCTAGAATTGCCTGCCGCTGTACCGTTCCCAAATAAATGCCGAAACCGTTGTTAAAACTCACACTAAAGCCCCAATTAAACATAAAAACACCTTTACAACTTTATAAATCCATGCTAATCTTTTGATGTCACCGCCGCCGCTGCAGCCTATAACACCCGCTAGCGTTCTTCGTAGTCGTCATCTCTGAAATGATCCTCCCAATCGTCTACTATCTGGTCATGGCAACATCTAAAGGCATACTCTAACGCCATTGCAGAAACTAAGCGCCCTAGTGTCTCAAAATCGTCTGACACAAGCGCCGCCGCTATGTCCATTTCTAAGTTATCGGCATCGATGGGGTCTTTAGGCAAGGCATCCGGCCCTATAGCCTCCCACAAGAGCCTTCTATCGCCTTCTAAGCGGTGTTTCGCCTCCTGCAGCGTCGCATTGTTCAAAACGTCTTCATCGTGCGCGTTAAAGTAAACTCTACCGTCTTCTATATGCATATTAGTCACCTATTGGGTTGAATATCTCTAAAATTACGTTATTTTCTAAAGCCTCGCCATACTGGCAAACTCCAAAACGGTCGCCAGTATACAGCAATAGATATTTATTACTATACTTTTCGCAGCACCACTCGCATTCCTCTATAGCGTGCTGTACGTCGTCAAACTCTAGTATCATAATAATTATCATCACGCGCTATCCTTACCAATTGAGACCCGAAATAACCTAAATCGTGCGCCAGTTCTTTTATTTTGATGTTATCTTGTGTATTAGGTTTGGGTATTTTTAGCAGTCTGGCTAAATGCTTTGCTTTTTCTGGAGTGTACATAGATTAACCTCTAAAGTTTAATTTCACTTATCACGCTGTTTTTTTCTGCAAATACGCGATTGTTATCTAAACGTATAAACCTATAGCCCTTTTTCGTGCCTATTTCAACATCTGCTAAACGATCTAAGTTAAAGACGCGCATCACGTAACTTGCTACTAATTCGTGCGAGATATGGTTCAAGCTTTTATTTGGGTGCGCTATCTCGCATAATACTCTAGGCGTGAAAGCGACGCCGTCGTATACCTCGTGCGGTTTGGTATGCTCGTTCTTTTCGTCTTTAAGGTATCGATTAGATTGCCATAGTAGCGTCGTGCTGTTATCTGGATTCATAGTGTAACCTCGCAGTTAATTTCTTTATATGGCGGCCATCCGTTGCGTTCTGCAGGTTCTATACCCGCGCGCGCGTCGTCGTTCCAGATTGCCACCATCTCACAGTAATTTTGATCTTGTGCGACAGCGTCGTCGTGATCTAGTGCGCTAACATACACTAGCGCGACCGCTAGCGCGGCCATTCCTGCCATTTCTTTTATCATCTTATAAGTATCCTATTTTGATGTATTCATCGTCGATTACTGCGATTTTCGCGACTCCACTAGTAGCGTCAATCTCTACACTGTAGCGCCAAGCGTCCGCATCTTTTTCGTTGTTCAACTTAAACGCTAGGTCAATAGCGTCGTCGTAACGCATAAGCGTCGCGCTTTGTTGGTTTATTAGCATGACGGCCTCCCTTTAATTACATTAACGTATAACGATAAAGACGCATCACGATACTCGAATAAGTCTTTTATTAACTCGCGCCGAATTTCTCTAGACTCGCGTTTTAATGCTTTCTTTAATAATTTACTGCGAAATGCTCGTATTAATGCGCGATCGCTAGAGCATACGCCGCCCGCTAGTGATTCAATTCGTAAATATGTACCGTATTGCATGGTTCAACCCCTTAAAGTATTGGTTGTCGGTTTAGGCGCACGATAACGCTATCGGGATCTAAAGACCATCGTTTAGCTAATTGCATTTTGACGCTAGCTAATTCTGGCGTAGATGGTCGATAGGACTTTATCCCTATAAACTCGCACAATTTCGCCCACGTTATGAATTTAGACTCGCCATTTTCTACTATTTCAAAATCAATCATCTATTCACCCTCGCCTTTATAGTTAAATTTCGCTATCGATCCATCGGGAAAGGTAACGACCGTGATTTCGTCGTAAATCTCACCCGCTGTCGAAAATTGCCGCATTACCGTTTCAACCGTAGCGGTCGCGCAAAAATCACGCACAATGCTTTCGTGCGTTTCCCATTTAAAATTACGGTTATTATCGTGCGCCCAATCGTAAAATTTTGTCGCTAACATGGTCTATCCCCTTGCTATAATGTTTTTTAGGTGATTGTACGTGTTAGGCGTAAAGAAAAACGACGCTTTATCCATCGATGCGGCACGCTTAGCGACACTTCCGCCTTTATACTTTAGGCCACCAATAACGCGACCATCTAGGAAACGTAAATCAGTACTATCGAAATCTGCAACATCCTTAGGCATTTTAAACTCGCCTTTACGTTCTCCAGTGTTAAACGCGATCGCTACTCTATGGCCTGCTAATGCCGCTCTAGCAGTTATCGCTAGCGCCTTATCATTGTAAGCGCTACCGCTATAGGTTAAGTCGTAATTCAGTAGGTCGTTAGTCGCTACTCTCTTATAGACTTTGGTATAATCATAGAAACGCACGCGCGGCATTGTAGCGATAAACGCGCCGAAATCTATATCACTAGTGCCATTCAATCTAATCGCCACTTTATCGCCGTGTTTAGCGTAAAGCTTTGTTATTTCATTCTCTAACATTGCATAGAAGCGCGTAGAGTCTAGCAGGTAGATAATGGTGCGACGTGTTGCTGCACGTTGTGCGACGCTCATACCTAATTGACCGCTACTGATTAGGCAGCCGTCGAGACATCCGTTCAGTTTAGCGCCTGCGCATACTGTAACCTTCGCTACCTTGTTTGCAGGTTGGAGATACAGTATCGACGTGTAATAACCTTCCTTCTCGCCTTTCTCTACTTTAAGACTGCTACCTAATAGCGGTAGAGGTTTATTGATATAGTCTAGGTTATCTATTGCCCATTGCTGCGCGTTAGTCTGTAACAGTGTAGTCGCTTCGATTTGCTGTAATGTAATCATGGTTAGTGCTCCTGTATTTTTTATAGTGTAGTAAATATTACCGACGCAGCAATTAAAAGCAACGGCATACTTAAAAGTATCAACTCGCACGCTTCTTTTTCTTGTCGACGACTAAGCCGACTACGGCATCGATTAGGGGATCGTAACGCTTTAAATAGTCCAATAATAAACATCGATACTCCTATTAGCGCCAATGCGCCTGCAAACAGTAATGTTAATAGTGTTAGACTCATGGTTAGTGCTCCAGTGTTATTGTTGCGCCCCTTTCGAGGCGCGTTAATGTTAGGCGTTAACTATATCAAATATCGCGTTGCATTCTGCGTTGTCGTAGCAGTCGCTAATCAGCTCGCTACCGTCTGACTCGTTGCCAAAGATCAGGTAGAACCATATACCATCAGCGACTAGCTCGTCTTCGCCCGATGCTGCTAGCTCAGCCAGTAGCGCCTCGATGTCTGTGCTGTCTTCTATCTCAGCCTCATCACCGCCGTTCCATATACTAACAGCGTGACCGCGATTAACAAGCTCTGTCACTAGCTTACGTGCTCTCAGTGCTTCGCCGTGTGTTGCGTATTTTTCTAAGCTCATAATTATTACTCCAGTGTTATTGATTAGTTACTACGTAGTTACAATATAGTATCTGTAGACGAATGCAATACCTTTAGCAATTATTTTATTATTTATTTTAGTGCGTCTATTTATACGTGTTAGCACTATCGTGATCGGTACAATCTAGGCGATGGCTAGGCTATGCAATACTAGGCAGTAGCCAGGGAGTATCTATAGGGTGCTACTTAGACACACACACTCTCCAGACTGCAGCGACTAGGCAGTTAACTAATCAGTTACTGAATAGTGCTCTAGAGTCTAGGCAGGCAATGAAGGCGGGGTGACTTCGAAGGGCGGGGGTCTGTATCGTCGCTGCTGTAATTATAATGGTAGCCACTAAGACACAAAATAGTGCAATTTAGGACTGCAATATCTCTAAAAAAGGCTAGAATTGCCTATAGAGACTATCTAATGCTAAGTTGTTGTAATAATTGAGAAAGCTATCGCGACTGCGGAGACTTTTATAATGCTAGAAATCCGCATCAGAACTGTGTTGCTATCAATAGAATATATTTAGCCTATAAAGCAATAAAGTACTTGACATTTACTAAAAAGTATGCTATAAATGCTCCCCAGTTATGTGCTAACGTTCCTAAAGAGGATAAAACAGTGCTCTTGTTTATAGTAACTTTAACGTTCTTTTCCATTATTTGTTATTCTATATTTTTAGTAAATACTACTTTTAACGATCTTCAGTACTCTTTATGTATGTTAGAGGAGGTAGCGTCAGATGGACGTTAAAGACTCTAAAGTAGAGGAAACACAGATTGTTAAAAAGAAAAGAGGTCGTCCACCTAAAAAGGCTATTGCAGCAAACAAGAAAGGCAATAGAGGTAAGGTAGGTCGTCCCAAAGGTGACGCTTCAGCGATTGAAGAGTACAAAGCTAGGATGTTAGCTAGTCCTAAGAGTCGTGAAGTAATGGACTCAATCTTTAATGCTGCGTTAGACGATGACCACAAGAATCAATCTGCTGCTTGGAAGTTAATTGTTGATAGAATTATGCCATTGTCCTACTTTGAGAAGGATAAGCTAAGTAACGGTAGAGCTGCTGTAAGCATCACTATCAACGGCATAGATTCAGATAACCCAATAACGATTGGCGAGACTATTG